TTCACCTCCCTCTGCTATTCTAAAGTCCTAAATAGACTAGAATTGCTTATCCTCAATGGATGGCATCTGGTTCCCAAAGGTAAAATTTGGTTCTGCGTACGATTAGTTTTAACTGGTCAGCGCAGATGTGGTAACTAATAGGGCGAACCCTATTACGACATCAAAGCGCTGAGTGTCAATAACGACTCTTCAGCCGGGCGATGAAACGGATAGATTAGCTAATATTAGTTAAGCCACGTGTTTAACCCATCCCTACCAAGGGTGGCTGCGGCTCTTCCTTACAAGGGAAGAAAACCGAAGTCTTAAGGTTAATAACTATCAAATGATATATGGTGTCGGTATTCGAAAAGAATACGTTACCGATACGGCGTTCAGCAGGAGGTTAAATCTTATAAAAGTTTATAATTACGGAAACCGGCTCAACTTTAGTTGATGACCAATAGATCCTACGTTATAACGATGCGATTTCTAACATCGTAGTTTATAAGACTAACCCTGACATGGTCCGCATCCCTGTTTGCTAATGAAAAGAAATATTTTATTAAATCAATTCGTAGCTTCAGGTGCTAAATCATTGAAAAGTATTAAGCACTTAAGTGCCATGACCTTCGTAAAAAGAGGTCTACCATTAGTTAACCACATTCTTAGAATGTTGGTAACTATGGGAGTTAAGGTTAATACATCGTGGGTTAAAGTAATTATAACTTTCTTATCTCACTGTAATCGCCTAAGAAAGAATGCGGGTATGCGAATGCTCGTAATCTATTTGAAGGCTGCTTCTGTTTCATTACAGCAAGCTAGCGGTGGAATGAGATTAAGAGACATGGGACCATTAGGAACACGGTTCGCGAGAACCGGTTCTGGTATACCATCTGTAATTCCCGTTCTTCATAGAGTACAAATAAGAAGAGGTAATCCTACTTATATTCAATTTTGGCTTACTCTGTTTAATTTATACAGAATTCTGGAAATTCCAGTTAAAGCTAAGTTGAATACGATTACTTCTCCTAGCACTATGGATCCTAATCAGGTTTTACCTGCATTAGGAAGATTCATACCAATGTTTGTATACCAACTGGCAACAATCATTGGGTTTAGAACACCTTTGATGAAGTCTTTATTGACTTCAGATAAGGGACCATTGTGGCTTATGAAAACTCTTAGAGCTGTTCCTTTCCTGATTCCTAAGTCTGCTCCATCTGTGAGACCTATGGATGCTGATGATGATTCACCAGTATCTACGTCTCCAGCGAGCTTGATTTATTCGGCTAAAGCTTGGATGAATAATCCGAGTTTATATCAGTATTTAACATACTGGTGTCAGATGACAGGTAATACCTATCTTCTGAACCGAATTGAATCATGGAGTAAATTACCTAAGGCAAATCTTTATGCTAAAGGTACTCCTCATTTAGGAAAACTAGGATTTAAGGAAGAAGCTGCTGGTAAACTTAGAGTATTCGCTATGTGCGATCCCTATACACAATGGTTATTTAAACCATTATGGGATGCACTAGTTGACTTACTTCAAAGAATACCGCAGGACGGTACTAAAGACCAGATGGCACCGATTCATAGTTTGTTAAAGAGAAGACCGAAGGGTCCTTTCTTCAGCTATGATCTCTCTGCTGCTACCGATAGACTTCCAGTGATAATTCAAGCTCAATTGCTTGGTTATTTTATTGGAGCTCACGCTGCCAACATTTGGAAGATCTTATTATTGGTCGACCTTACTTTGTTCCTATTAATAGTTACAAAGGAGTTCCTAGTGGTGAATTAATTCACTACGAGGCAGGTCAACCAATGGGAGCATTGACGAGTTGGGGAATGCTTGCATTCACCCATCATCTAATGGTTCAATGGTCTGCATATAGAGTAGATCCAACTAATTACCATTGGTTCTCCGATTACGCCGTTTTAGGTGATGACATAGTTATCGCCGACAAGGCTGTCGCCGAATCATATGTGGAAACATGTAATCTCTTAGGTGTTGAAATAGGATTGGCTAAAAGCCTCCTATCACCGAAAGGGAAATCATTAGAATTTGCTAAAAGAACGTTTGTTAATTCAACAGACGTTTCACCAGTTCCTTTTAAGGAATACTGGGTTGCAGTTCAAATGATTAATGCAGGATTAGAGTTTGCATCTAAGTATAAACTTAGTGCAGCTCAATTCCTTAAAATACATGGGTCTGGATGGAGAGTCTTATCTCAACATCTCAAACCATTCACTAAAATGGGAAAGGTATGGAGAAACTTACTATTAGCGTACATTTCACCGAAAGGTGTTGTACCTCGACCCTTATTAGATTACTTCTTATCGAAATCGGTAAGTAGAATATCTAATGTAAGAGATGATATCAAGTTGAGTATATTATACTCTTATCTAAAAGATCTCATTTCTGATTTACAGAAACAGGTAGATGAAAATCTACCTATATGGGATCAGGTTAGAAAACTTGTAACCGTAACTAAATATTACGGAAAGTATTCATCTCCTACGGCACCTCCCATCGTATTATACGATGATATCATCTATGATGATAGTAAACCTGTAGGTCCTCAAAAGGACTTAATCGGTCATATTACTGAAGAAATTAATTCTACAGTATACCGAACAGTGTTTATGGATGTACCTGGGGACGTAAGAGATATCAGAAATGATTTATCTGAAATAGTATCTTCTTCTGAAATTAGTCTAGATGACGTTCAGAATCTATTGGTGAGAATTGAAAGTTTATTTGATAAACTTGAAAACTTACCTTTAGGGGTTACAGCTATTTCCGTGAGAAAAGAAGCTGTTCAGGTTAGAATCAGAGAATTCTCTCTGGTTTCTTCCTGGGTTACTCAACATAAGTTGGTTAAACCTAACCGAAGAATATTTGCAGTTCCTCATAACTCTCTTAACTCTTAGATATAGTGGCAAGTATTAGCAGGAGTACTGTCAACGCGAGACTACATCCGATTCCGTAAGTTATACCCGGTTTAATAGACCGTGAACCTGAAATGGTTCTTAGGGCGCATAGCATTCTATGGTCCAAGTTACTCGGCGATCCTGGAGCGGTTTTGTGATCCATCAACAAGTACTAGATAACTCCTTTTATGAGAGCTCTACTAGCAACTGTAAGATAGGTGGCACTTAAGACTGATTAGCCAGGCCGGTGAGTAGGTATATACACTCCTTGCGGATAGGGTGAGACGTGGACACGACACTAATGTCTACCACTCCCTACTAAGAGTAGTTACTGAAATGTAACTTTCTCATTAATAGAGATATTAATGAAATAATCCCGACCCGACAGGTTAACTGCCTGTTGGTGTATTCCTTACTCGTGAGTAGGATGTTGATTGTACTACGGTACCTTCGACTAACTCCGAAAACATAAAATTTTCAAAAGTGCATCTGAGTACGTAGCCTAATCAAGTTTGAATTGTTATTCACGTAACAATTCTGGGGTGATTAGGTTTATTAG